GCAATCTATATCAACTAGTGAGCCCAATTTGTTTGATGGCTTCCTACCTCTGGGTAGTCAATCAATATGTACGTGTGCTTCTATACGAGAGCTTTTTCCACAGCGGTATTTTTAATCTGGCCCGCCAACCTTAGGTGTTGGAATGCTTTGCCTGTATGTAATATTTTTAGGAATGCCTGTTGCTATAATAAATCTGCCTATAAACAAGTATAGTTGATCTACATATAACTGTCAACCGATTAAGTTGGTTTTTTTGCCTGCATGTGATGTTCTAGCAATGCCTGTTTGAGTTTGTCTGATCCGCCTACTCTAACATTAATGATACCATTATAGTAATCATCTGTTTCAAGTACTCGCCTATCAAATTGTTCTCTTGCCTCTATGTAGGACATTTCGCCCCTACCTTTACATAGGTATAATATTTCTCTTGTAAACTTGTCTTCGCCTAGTGTTGCTACATCTGCGTTTAGTCTATCTGAACTACCGTAGTAAGTTCTCCAATCGCTTTCTTTGTAGCCTCGTCGTTTATTTTTTCTGCCTTTGAGCGGTGGCTTAGTAGTTTTAAATTTTGCTAGTTTTTTACCTATATATTTTTGGCCTGTAGTGGTGTTAGTAATAAGATAAACAAAGCCTTCGTACTCATCTGGTATTTCGTCAATTATTTTACCTTTATAAGTCCACTGCATGAATGTACTTATTGTGTGCCTTTTTTATTTGCCTCTTTTTTGGTATTATGCTTTACGTGTATCTCTTCCATTCTATCATACGATAAAGATCTAATGGTGCGTAACCATCTTCTAACTTCTCTATGTGTTCGCACAGAGTTTCGTAATTCAAATTTTTCGTTAGCTTTGAAATACTCTAAGTATGCTTTTACAAGTTTGTCGTGTACATCGTTCATTCTATAATATCAATATCATTTTCGTAACTAGTAAAGCCATTTTCTTTAACAACTTTCATTACATTATTAACTCTACCAATTAATTCATCTTTATGAGATATTAAGTAGATATTCTTATCACGTTCTCTAGCCATTTTCTTAAGGACACTTAGTGCATTTTCAACACCTGCTGTGTCCATGCCGCTGTCTATAAGTTCGTCAATAAACAATAAGTTAACGCCTTGATATAGACTTTCCCAAACATCACGGAATGCAAAACTCATGCCTAATATAAGTCTGTTACGCTCGCCACGTGACAAGTTGTCAAAGTCTAAGTCTTGCCCTAGTTGTGTAATTTCAACATTTAAATCATTTTGAAATGTAACTTGATGCGGCAAACCTAGTTTGTCAAGGTAGTATGTAAGTCTGTTGTTTAGGTATGCTAAGTTTTGATCAATAATTTTCTTACGAATAAAACTATCTTTGTTTGTTAGCAATTTTAATAAAAATTCTTGGTGGTCCTTAAAGTTTGTAAGTTCATTTACACTATCCCAAGTTATTACTTGAATAGCACTATGATTTAACTCGTCAATTTGTGATTGATAAGGATCTTGTTCTTCTTTTTTAGATTTCCATGTTTGTTTTAAACTATCAACGTTTTGTCTATGTTCGTATGCTTCTTTTGCAGTCTCATAAAATGTAGTAGGCTTGCCGTTAATGTCACCAATGTCTTCTAGTGCTTTTGTAACATCAACAAGTTTACTACTTACTTCTTTTTGATACAATAAAGCATCTTCAAGTTCTTTAGATTTACGTTCTGCAATCTCTGCTTTTTTATCTGCATGTAATTCTTGACCACATGTATAACACGTTGCATCATCTAAATCTGCGATGTCTTTTTGTGCTTTTTCAACACTCCTGTCTGCACGTACTAGTGCTGGCTCTAATGTGCTTAATTCTTTTTTAAGAGCCAAAATAGCATTATTATGTTCGGTCCAATTTGACAGTTTTTCATGAAGACCTAATTCAGATTCAATATCTAAATGTTCTAATTCGTCAATTGCTTCTTGTAATTTTATAATGTCTGTAGTGCGTTTAGAAAGCCATGCCTTTTGATTACTTTGCAAACTTTTAATGGTTGTTTCAATTTTACTATTAGCAGTTTGTATTGCATCAATCTTAAGAGTTTCTTGTGTAATAGCATCTTTAGTAAGTTTTACTTGATCTTTTAATGCATCTGCTTTTTCAGTTAATATTGTTATACCTAGCAACTGCTCAATAATAGCACGTTGATCATTTGCTCGCATTGATAAGAACGGCTCTGTGTAAGTGTTAAGTGCTACAACATGCTTAAACATATCGTGACTCATACCAAGTAGCTCGTTGATAGACTCTTGAGTCTTACGACTATCGCCTTGCGACTCGTCAATCATTTCTTGTTCTTGATCGTCTACAAAAAACTTTAATACATTAGGAGATCGCCCACGTTCAATTCTATAGTCGGTCCCAGCTTTTTCGAAATGCAGTGTAACTAACATACCTTTTGAATTAGTCTTATTAATAAGATTATTACGCTTGATGTTAGTAAGTGCTTGACCGTAAAGTGCATAGGAAAGTGCATTGATAATAGTTGTTTTACCAGTGCCGTTTCTTGATCCGCTGTCATCACCACCTTGGTCTAAATTTTCGCCAAGTACTAATGTTAGTTGTTCTTTGTTAAAGTCTACTGCCTGAGTTTGATTACCAACACTCATGAAGTTTTTAACTGTAAGGTCTTTAATTTTTATCATTCTAATCCATCATAGATATCTAGTAACATTTTTTTATTATAGTTGTCAGTATCAAGTTCTGATATTTCACCTGCAACAATTTGGTCAACACTCACAAAACTAGAAATATCTAAATTAGTTGATATTTCTTCAACTTGCTTTTGTGGTATTAGTGTTATTTCACGACAGTTATATCGATTAATAAACTCTTCTTTGATAAAACTTGACTCTTCGTAACTCACAGGTAAATCAAGTTCAACTCGAAGGTACATCTTACTTTTAATTAATGTATCTGTGTTATCTAAGAGTTGGCTTAACTTAACTGTACGATACTTGGGACAATTAGGCCAATTTAAATATTCAGGCTCTTTGTTGTTTTCTCGATCAAGTATCATCATGCCTCGATCGTCGTCCCATGTGTCTGCATAGTTGTGCGGAAATGCATTACCGATATAATGTATTGCACCTTGTTTTTGTCTTTTGTGGAAATGTCCACTAAACACATATTCTTGATGTTTAAAGTGTTCTGCTCTAAGGTCACCATGGTCAGGCATCTTTACAAGAGCATTCATATAGAAACTAGGTAATTCAAAATGACCAAATATATATTTGCTCTTAATTTTACTTACTTGTTTCCATTCGTCTCCAACTAACCACGGCACTAATGTTACATCATCTATAGTTGTAATTTCGTCAACAAATGTTATTCCAGGAATATACTTGCTAAATGCTGTTCAATTGATATCACGCTTGTCTTTATAGTACAAATCGTGATTACCGTCAAAGAAGAAAAACTGTTCAAATGCAGAACCTAGTTTTTCTAAACTACGTATAGTAGCGTCCATTGTAGTTAAGTTTAGACTGTTTCTATTGTGATGCCAATCACCGCAGAAGATACCAGTTTCGCAACCGTTAGCTTGTGCCTGTTCGATAAACCAGTCAACGAATTCTTCGCAATCGTCGTTGTGTACACGACTATTACTTTTTAATCCAAAGTGAATATCTGTAAATACTGCTGCTTTTTTAAACAAAATTTAGACTCCATATTTAATATGTTTAATTATACAGTCTAAATTTACACCTGTCAAGTATTTTTTTCTTTAAATGATGAAAATGCAGCTTCTTCGTTTCTTCTAACTTCAGCTTCCCATTCGCCTTGCATCTGTCTAGTATAACTTGGGCTCATATCGTTCATCTCTAAAATGTCGTCTCTAATGTTTTGATTACGCTTTTCTATATTAATAACACGTACAAAACTGTTAGTAACTGCTGCTGTGTAATACGCAAATGGGTTATTCGACTTAGATTCGTCAAATTGTAAACCAATCTGTGATAACTGCAAGATTGCTTGACCTTTCATTTCATCATTGTAAGTGTATCCACGTACATTGCCTCTTGTAGCATACCGATCGACTAGTTTCATCCACATCATTGCTAGTTTATTTGTAGCACATCCGTGACCTTTACTAAAGTGTCCATTTTCCATGCCA